CTATTTATTTCCTTTAAAAGTTTCTGTTTTTCTTCTTGTAAATTTGCTCTATTATTCTGATAACGTCTTAATTCATTTTTCATTTTATCACTTTCAGTCTGTTTTCTACTTGTATCAACTAGTGATAACATAACCGCTTGAACACCTAATAAGAAAACAATATATATTAATCCAAATACAAATAAATGCCAGTTATATTCAAATGTCATTTTTGTCTTCTTTCTCAAATAGAAATCTACATTCTTTAATACAAATTCCATACCTTGTCTTGCCATAGGAAATACAATAATAAATAATATTATTCCATAAACAACAGCACGAGACATATTAGCACTATCATTTTGTGCGTATGAAATTACTTGCCATAAAATTCCAAATAACGCAAAAAGATTAATGAAATTTGTGGAAACGAATGATACAAAATTCTTTGGCTGTAAATCATAAAGATTTCCGAATAACTTTTCGTGTCCTGATAATGATAACATATGTGCGAATGCGACCATTAATGGCATATAGTATTTAAGAATTTGAAGACTTGAATTTGCGATAAGAATATAGGGAATTAATACTATAAAAAACAAGAAGTATAGTAATATTCCTAAGTTTGGAATACGTAAACAAAGATTTAACAAGTTCATTAATATATAATAACAATTTTTTTTGATACATAAAGGTATTTTTTATAGTATTAAACAGATAAATATTAGTATGTTTTTAAAAGATATTATAATACCCGATTCAATAAATAAATTTATTATTAATAAAAAAGAAGCAGAAAAAATATCAAAATATTATATAATCGATTTCATACCGAATTTATATATATATGGCACACCTGGTTCCGGTAAATATACATTATTTATTAAACATTTAGCCAAATTAGTTGATGAAAAGGAAATAAAAATAACACAAAAATCTATAAATATATCAAATCAATGGGCCCAAATAAAAGATATGATTTTACCTTCCTCCGACTACCATTTTGAAATAAATTTATCAAAGTATTCTAATAATAGAAATAATCTATTTTCTATTATAGATACACTAACCGAATCAAGAGAAATAAATAGTAAACTTGGTTATAAAATTATACTTATAAGAAATATTCATTGTGCTACAATAGAATTTATTAAATATATAAAGCAAAAATCGGAGTCATTAATAGAATTTGTAAGATTTGTCGTAATTGGAAACACTTGCTCAAATAATTTATCTATATTAAATGGATGCTTTTTCACATTAAGAGTTGCTGCCCCAAATAAAGACGAAATTAAGAATGTGTTAATTAATTTAAAACAGAATAAGCAGTTCACTTATTCGAAACGAGATTTTAATAAGATTAATTTAGACCTTTTAATTAATGATAACAATAATAATCTAAGTTTAATTATAAATAAATTAGAAATGTTATTATTAAATAATAATTTCTACAAAACACGACTTGATATAATAAGTGAAAAATTATGTAAACTTTTAATTGAAAAAAAATTATCAAATCTTGCTGAAATACGAGAAATACTTTATGAATATCAAACAAATAATGAAGACCTTAATAGTTTATTAATAAAAATTCAAAATTATTTTACTATTGATAGTGAATTATTATGTGAAAATAAAAAAATTAAATTGGTAAAGCTATTAGCCGATTCAAATAAAAATCTTCAAAATAGCTATAAAGAAATAGTTCATATTGAAAGCATATTATTTAATATATTTTCAATAATTCATACGTAAAATCACATAATTGTGCAACACCTACTTTTTATATCAATATCTTCTTTTACTTCATCATCCAATTTTCTTATATCTTTTGGAAATAATTCATCTCCTTTACTAAATACACTTACTCCATTTAAATTACAGGGAATAACTAATTCATGGTTTATATTAAATATTATTGTTTTTACTAGTGTTTGAAATATTTTGTCAATATTATTATTATCCTTAGCACTAACTTCTAAATAATACCCACCTAATTTACTTACATATTCATCGGCCTCTTTATACGATATTGTCCTAGATGATTTTAAATCTGCTTTATTTCCAACTACAACAAATGGAAAATATGCGTGCGCATCTTTATCGAGATGATTAAATAAACTTTTGTGCCATTTTTCTATTTCTCTAAAAGTATCATAGTTTGATAAATCAAACACAAATACGGCACATGTAACATTTCTATAATAAGCTGTTGTTATAAATGTAAATTTTTCTTGTCCACTTGTATCCCAAATTGAAAGATTATAGTTTATTTCATCTTTAGGTGTGCTTTTTAATAATGAATGATATTTTTTAAATAACTTATTCTTAGGTTTAAAATTAGGTATTATTTTTTCGCGTGTTATTTCATAAGATGCTAGATTATCATCTAAAATAACACTATCATTAAATATATCTAAATTGTTATATGTTTTTCTAAAGTAATCAACACCTATTGTCGATAAATAGTGGTCGTAAAACGCTTCGCCATTAATTCTTTTTAATATAGATGTTTTACCACAAGAATACTCTCCTAACAATATTACCTTGAATCTATATTCCATATATATTATAATCGCTGTTTTTTTAAATATTTATTTAATATTCACTCAATTATTATATTGTTTGTTGACTATATAATCTACAATTAAGTATTGGTCATCACTAGACGTATTGTCATAATTATCAACAGCGGTCAAGGTTTTAATAAATAATTGTTTTTCAATTGATATTATTTTAAAATCCTCAAATTCTAGACAATCCCTACATAAATATTAATAATTATATTGATATTGTGTAAATATTATATTAATTTTTTTATTTCCTATACAAATATTTATTGTTGCATCTACATCTGTTTCTTTTTCACCACCAAGTAAATTTAAATAAGATTTGTATTTTATTTTTAATATTTCCCAGTCTTCTTTAGATACAATTATATCATATTCATTTTCTGATTCACGAATACCATAATATTCAAGAACTAGTCCACCTATAATTAATGGTTTATTTATGAATTTACAATCTATTAATCTTAAAACTCCTAAAATCTTTTTTATAATATTATCATTATTACAATCATAAATATTATCATTAAAATCATATATACCATCATTATTATTCATTTTAGTTTAATATCTATTTTATTTATTATTTATTTCGATTAATAATCTTATATCTCGTTATTAAATTATTTATTCCAATAAATAATCTTATATCTCGTTATTAAATTTTAATATTTGTTTTAATAATTCTAGATGTCAATATTAAATATATAAAATTTACTTAAAATCTTACAGGTATTTTTAAATATATTATGGAATACTATCCTAAATACACCCCTGAACTTTCAACACAAGAAGGCGCAATATGCTTTCAAAATGGTGATTATTATTTAAATGAAACAAATGATAAAGTAGAAGAATCCAAACCTAAATCCAAACCAATAATTATAATTAATAATCGCGCTATAAATGGTGATATTGTTTTAGTATCCGATAACAAGGTTGTTGGTATTAAGCAACGTTTAAAAGAACATATTGTAGGTATACTTCATCTTAATCTTAATCAAAAATATGGGTTTACAAAACGTGGTGTTCCAATCATTAAATTTATGCCACTTTCAAATAAATATCCTACATTTATGGTTCCAAGTAAATCTAGAGCTCGTATTGCACAACTATGTATTATTAGTTTTAATAAATGGGATACAACACAAAAACATCCAACTGGTCAGATTGAACAAATCATCGGTCCAGTTGGTGAATTTAATAACGAAACCCAAGCTATCCTCTATAAAAATCATATGTGTCCTCTTGAAAAATCACAACAGAGAAAACCTCACCATATACTATCCGATGAACAGATTTTGAAACATCCATGGATTAAATCAAATGGAAATAATGATGTTGAATATAATACTATAAGCATTGACCCCGAAGGATGTAAAGATATTGATGATGCTCTTCACGCAAAACATTTGGATGATAATATAGTTGAGATTGGTATTCATATTGCGGATGTAGCAAGTCGGCTTGATTTGGAAAAACTAAAATTCAAGTTTTTCTCGAGTATTTATTTCGATGGTGAAAAACAAGAAAATATGCTAAATGATAACTTTACATTTAATACAGCTTCTCTTGGAAATGATGAAGTTAAAAGAGCAGTATCACTAATTATTAAGTTTAAAACAAATTTTAAAGAAAATATAGCTATAATTAACTCCTTCATATTTAAATCTACTATTGTAAAAAATAGGGCATTGAGTTATAGTGAAGCCGACACATTAATTTCCAAAGAATATAATAAAGGTGATACACAAAATACTGAAAATTATACACAAAAATCACTTAAACTTTTAAATAAATTGGCTAATATTTTGATAAATGGTTCTACAAAACAAGACAACACCATTAATCATATTCCTGCTACAAAAATGGTAGAACACTTTATGTTAATGTATAATAGTATTAGTGCCGAGACTCTTTATAATTTTAACAGCAATACTATTTTAAGAAGTCATCAAAAAGCACCTAAAAATCTTATTAATACTAATACTGATACTGATATTTATACTGATACCTGTCCCTCTGAACTAACTAAATTTATTGAAAGAATATCGCAAAATGCTGCTAAATATGTAATAGATTACAAAGGTGACAAAGAATCAATTATTCACGAAAGTTTAGAATTTGCTTATTATACACATTCGACATCACCTATTCGTAGATATGTTGATATTATTAATCAGATAAATTTACTTAGATATATTTCTTGTCTAACACCTTTTAATATATCACAAGAACAAGTAGATTCTATTAATATATTTAATAAGAATCTTCGTAAGTTTTATAATAATTATAAAAAACTAAAAATAATATTTAATAGTGAAATAAATAATGAAGAATTTAGCGCATATATTATTCAAATTAAAACAAATAAAATAAAAGTGTATATTCCTACCTTAGATATAGAACATAATTGTCAAATATTGTCACATAAACTAAATTCTTTAGATAGAATTCGATATAGTGAAGATTTACAAAATGATTCATATAATTCGATTTATGTTGATGATATAAAATTATCACTTTATGATAATATAAAAATAAGTATAACAACTTTACCAAAGGAGTTGTTCTTTAATAAAAAATTATATTGTAAAATTATTGAACCAGAAATTAGTGTATTTTAATTAAAATTTATTTAAAATTTCATTAAAAATTTATTAAAATTTATTAAAATTTATTAAAATTTATTAAAATTTATTAAAATTTATTAAAATTTATTAAAAATTTATTAAAAATTTATTGTTTTGAAATATATAAAGATTCATTAGTTACTTGGTCACGAAGAAGAATATCATTAATACCTTCCAACTTTTTAAGAATTTTGGGTTGGTCACACATACTAGAAATATTTTTTATATTTTCTATCATATTTGTAATTCTTAGAATATTTCTAATAAATGTTCCTTCATATACATCTGGATATTCTACATAAATATCAAATATAGATTTACCTTGTGCCCAATCATAAGCGGGACCAATAAATGATAAATAGAGTTGCCAATCACTCTGGATTTCTATACCAGAATTATATTCATAAGAACCAAAATCGTTGGCAATATAACTTACATGTCCCAATACCGTTTTAACCTTTTCACTAACATTTAGCATTGATATTTGCGTAACATCATTAGCCTTTTCTTCAATAAATGCAGCCAATACTGCTACAATTTCAGCAGCTTCTAGCTCTTGAAAGAATTGATTAGTTACAATTTCTGTAAGAATTATTTCATTACACTCTGAGATTTGTGAGGCAATAATACCCTTTAATCCGAGTTTAATATCACTAGATTTAATATTATTTTCAGAATTATTTTTATTTGTAAGCTTAATTACTTGCTGTTCTCTAGGAAGCGAATTAAATGGTTCAGATAAGTCAATATAATGATTGTCATAGAGATAATTAAGCATTTTATTTATATCTTGATTTATGACTTCATTTATATATTCAATTTTAGCAGTAATATTTTTCACTTCTTCTTTAGCATCGAGATACTTTTTATATATTCCATTTATTTGCGCAAAATTCCGAATTTTCTTTTTAGAATCTTCAAGTTTTAAGTTTTCTCGTTTCCATTGATTTCCTCTAAGAATGTCAATATTAGTTTTTTGATTATAATATTCCTTAATAGCTTTAAGGTCTTCTGGTTTTAGAGTTGTATGAATTTCGGTTTGTTTTTTAGCTTTTTCCAATTCAACTTCTAATCTGACACTTTCACATTGTGTATCTTTTGCTAGCAAAGACATCTTCAAAAAATCCTGTAGATTATGAATAGGTGAGCTAATAATTTTAAGAATAAATTGATAGTTAAGCCTAAATTTTGATTGAATACTTGGACTCTTACCAACCATCATTTTTTTTAGAATATGATAATCAACTAGTTCATATGTAGGTAGAATAATAACAGTTCCAAACTTATCTAATCCACGACGTCCAGCACGACCAGCCATTTGAAGGTATTCATCTGTTCTCAAACTTCTGAATCCACCATTTGAATATTTAGATAGTTTAGGAAACACAACCGTTTTTGTAGGAGCATTCACGCCAACCGCGAAAGTTTCTGTGGCAAAAAGGAGCTTCAACAATCCTTTCTCAAATAGAATTTCAATCACCTCTTTAAGAATAGGAACTAGCCCAGAATGATGATAAGCAATTCCCTTTAGAAGTAGCTGTTCTATTTCAATATATTGTTTAGAACTCTCATATATTTTCTTATAATTACGCAATTCCCAACTAAATATTTTAGCAATCTCGGCAGATTCTTCTGTAGAAACAAGCCATTGTTGAACAGATTTTGCCAATCTCTCGGTTTCCTTCCTTGAAAAGACGAAGAAAAGTGCAGGAGTCATATTATGTTCTTTCATATAAGTTACGAGTTGATTTACTACTTTATGTGCGGGAATTTGTTCATAATATTTTTTTATCTCGTTATAATTTTGTAGAGTGCCCTTTGAATCTACAACTTTTATAAGTTCTTTACCTACATCAGTATACACATCTGGTAGAAAGAAATAATGTTCAAGTGGAACAACTCTCTTTTTAGTAGGAATAAGATTTGTAATTTTACCTTTTGTATTACCAACCCAACTAGCAAATTCATCAGCATGGTCAATTGTTGCGGATAGCATAACCATTGTAATATTCTTTGGCATAAGAATAATACACTCTTCCCAAACACGACCTCGGTCAGGGTCATTAATATAGTGAACTTCGTCAAAAATAACTTTATCTATATCAGCAATATCTACATGTTGTGATTCTTGTTGATAAAGGATATTTCTAAGAATTTCTGTAGTCATAATTACACATTGTGCATCAGGATTAAATTTGATATCTCCAGTAAGAATTCCTACATCAGGAAATTTTCTCTTTAGCTCAAAGAGTTTTTGGTTTGAAAGTGACTTAATTGGAGATGTGTATATTACCTTTTTATTTTTTTCTAGAGAGTCGGCAATTGCGAAAATCGCTGGAACGGTTTTACCCGAACCAGTATGAGCAGTAACTAAGACATTTTCACCACGTTTTATAGCAGATATAGCGTGTTTTTGAAAGGAATCAAGTTCAAATCCGAAATCGTGAGGTTCAGATGAAAAAGGCCCATCATGTTCTTCGTCATCATTATATGGTCTATCAAGAATACGAAGAAAAGATGATTGTGATGTTGAATGTAAGGTTGAATTCGACATTTTTAAAATATATAGAAATTAAATAAATATATGTCAGAAAACTTAAGTCAATTTTAAATTATTTTATTTTGTATTCATAGATGTATTTTCTTATTAGTTTTTATAGTTTTAACAAAAGTTGTTATGTTTTTTTGATTTTTGTATTTTTATTTTTTTTTATTTTTTTACTACGACCTAAAACTCTATGATAATATCTAGGACCATTTATTGCGCTTGTAGTGTTTCCAGCTCTAGATACCTTTTTAGACTTTACTATTTGTTTAACAGAATTTGGAACACTTGCTAATTTTTCTTTATTATTTACTTGAGATACTACTGATTTACTTTCTAAAGTATTAGTAGGCATTTCTTCATTAGACAATGTAAAACATGTTTTTTTAGGTCCACATAATTTAGGATGAATATATGTTCCAAACAAACGACATGAAAAAAGGTCTTGAAATATTGAATCAAGACCTCCCATACAATTTTTCTTTGAGCTTTTTCTTCCTGGGTCTTTTCTACAATATTTAAAATCTTCAAATGTCATAACAATTTCAACATAAGATAATTGAAATGGTTTTTTATCAAATTTATCTATTAAAATTGGTAATGATACTGTAGCGTTATAGCTATATTCCGAAGGCTCTGCTTTTAACTGCTTTGATGTATGGTTTTTTGTTTTATCTAATAATCTAGCTTTATTAGCAATGTGTTCAATCCATTGTTCGTGTGCTGTAATGAGTTTATCACGATGAGCTGTATAAAGTTCTTTAGTTTCAGAATTAATCTTCTCGAAACCAGAAAAAATGGCATCATATTCAACGCCGTTAAAGGTATTCGTTTTATTTGTTAATATTTTTGTCAATTCGGTTATCATATGTTTGTCTAAAACTCCCATTGCTAATAATTCTACAAATTTTGGATTTTTTTTGTCAAGAGTTGTATCTAATGTAGGATTCTTAAATTTTTGACGAGTTAATGCTATTTCAAAATAACTATTAGGTGAACTTAATGCTAAATTAGGTAATTTATTTGTGTTATTAGCAAAATTGCCATCAAATCCAAATGAATATGGTTCTTTATTATGCCAAATTACACAGGTTACATGCCATACGACACCTCTTTTATCTAATAATTTCCACATTTGAACAGTATTTCCTTCTGTTAAAACCTCTGATTTTAATTTGGGTTGTTTTGTAAAGGTGTTTGATTTAGCATCATATTCAAATTCAAATAAAGATTTTGTGAAATTATCGTGTATAGTTTCTGGAAAATTTTTGTCAAAAATCCTATATAAGTAGCTTTCACATTTTTCACCTGATGGTAATATGTGTTTACTTAATATTGTATCATAAATATCACCAGATAACCCCATTTTACGATTCCATAAATCTAAATCATCTTTCCAGTTTAAAAAATGTAATAAATTATCCCTCTTACATTTTTTACTATATTTTTTAGTTATTCTTCTTAATGTTCCCATACGAGTAGTTTTTTGGTATGGGGGTGGTTCAACAAATCGTTTGAAATTATTTGTTCTTATCAATTTGGTAATATCACTTTTACTTCTATCGTATTCTAAAGAAGATAATGTTTGTTCTTTTGTAATTTGAGATGGTAAAGGCTGATTTTGTTCAAAAATAGATAAAAATTCTGGCATTGGTTTAAAACTATTTGACATTTACTTATTAAAATAAAACAATAAATTTATTAAAATACTCATTAAATAAAATACTTATTAAATAAAAGAATTAGTAAATTAAGATATTTGGTTTAGTATAACTATTATTATTTTTATTATGACCAAAATTCCTGTTTTAAACCTACTGATGTAGCGTGTAAAAGAGCGGTTGATTTATATGGGTCTAATGATGAGGATGGTCTTCTATCTTCAAAATATCCGCAGTTAGCATCACGTGTAGCGTATGGAATTCTAATACTTGTATTTCTACCACCTACACTATATGAAAATTTATCTATTGAAGATGTTTCGTGATGTCCTGTAAGTCGTAAATGATTATCATCACCATAATGACGAATATGAAGTGTGTGTGCCGATTCTAAGTTTCGCAATGACGATTCAATATATTTAAATCCACCCTCTGCACGCATTAAATTAGTGCTATAATTAATATGACATCCTGAACAATTCCAATCTCCTAAAACTGGCTTAGCTATAATGTCCATTTGTAGCATATTTCTTTCAAGAACACGATTAATAATATATCTTACCAAAATAAGAGAATCAGCCGCATCTACCCCCGTCGAACATACTTGAAATTCCCATTGAGCTGGCGCTACTTCGGCATTTAATCCAGTAATAGGTAATTCAGCATAAATTAGTTTCTTTAAAATTTCTTCAATATAATTTCGACCATAAATGTTTGCCCCTCCAACACCACAATAATACTCACCTTGTGAACGAGGCATATTTTGATTATCTGGGAATGCTACTGGAACTAAGTTTCCACATGTTTGTCTAGAAATAAAAAATTCCTGTTCTAATCCAAACATAGGTTCGGTATGTTCTGATGACATATTAAAAATTTCTACTGCCTTACTTCTTGTATTATGAGCGTGTGGTGTTCCATCAGTATTAAAAATTTCACATAAAACTAAAAATGACGAATCAGACTCTCTAAAAGGGTCTTTTACCATTTTAACTGGGCGCAAAATTACCTCACTTTTTTCGGTAATAGCTTGATTTGTTGATGAACCGTCATAGTTCCATTCTGGTAATTCCGACAATGTATAAGGTGTATCTCTATTAACTACCTTTGTTTTTCCACGTGTATTATTCTCAGAATCTAACCAAATATATTCATATGTGTAAAAAGTCATTTTTATAAAATTTATTATTTATTTTTTAAGTGTTTTTAAATAATCTAAAAATTATGATAAATTTAAAAAATAATTATTAAATCTTAACCAAAAAAAGTAAAATTTAAAAAACTTACTAAACTAAATTATATCAAATCCTTTCCTTTTTAATTTATTCTTTATTATTTATTCTTTTGGAACAGATTTGTAGGTTAATAATCTAAATTCTTCAGGACGTAATGAAATATTACTACTCCATTTCAAATTTTCACCATCAATAGCAAAATCGCATGGTTTTAAAATAGACCAATCAGTTTTAGAATCAAGTATATCTATTTTAGTTAATACAAAACCAACAAATGCACTACACCAAGAAGAATTAGTATGCTGTGGATTTTTATCATTATTAAATAACGCACCTATCCAATCACGAGGATTAATATCATATGGTTTATCATAGACAATATTATGTATTTCTTTTAATTTTATATCTGTAAAAGGTGTATAATCATTGAATTTTCTAACAAAAAATTTTGCATTATCATAATTTTTTAATACATCATCAATATTTGTTAGTTGAACACCTAATTTTACTTTTCCGTCTTGTGGGTCAGGTGTGCCTTCATAACCTGATTCCCATAAAAATGTTCCTTCAAGAGGGTTTTCTAAAAAGTTAGGATTTTTTATTATAATACCTATGTGAACATAATCACTATGTGTTCCATAACGAATCATATCTAAAAATAAATTTAACCAACCCTTTTCATAATTACTAATTAAAATTATGTCTCCTGTTTGTAAATCACATATATCCATTTATAATATTAATACAAAAAGTATATTTATTACCTAAATTATAAAAATTGTTCTTTATTTTACTTTTTTACTTTAACAATTTACAGGTAGTCCTTTACATATACCGAAACTTTTTCTATGATATTTTGAAAGTCCCCATTTCTCTATACCATCGCGATGTTTTTGTGTACCATAACATACATTACTGCCCCAATCATATCGTTCATCTAGTTCAGGTTGTGCTTCAATATATTCTCTAATAATCTTATCATGATACTCTTTTGCTAATACACTGGCACACGCTATGTTAAAATATTCATTATCACCACCTATCACACATTTATAATCTACTAATTCATTATCATCATTATAATAGTCAGTAAAAGCATTACCATCTACAAGAATCATATCTGGTGTTAGACTCATCTCATTTAAAGCTCTATGCATTGCTTTATGTGAAGCTTTTAATATATTCATAGAATCTATTTCATCACTACTACAAACTCCTACTCCATAATCAATCGCAATTTCTTCAATATATTGACGACAAATATCGCGATTTTTCTTTGTCATTTTTTTTGAATCTTTAATTAGTCTTAGTGTATATAAATCATATTCACTTTCTTCTGGGTCTTCATCAAAATCGATAAGAGGCATAATAACTGCCCCAGCTACAACAGGACCAGCAAGACATCCTCGACCTGCCTCATCAATTCCAACTTCTAGCAAATCGACACTTGACTGTTTTAGCATTTTAGTAAAGTAAGTTAGTTAATTAATAATAATAATTATATTTTAAAAGCTTAAAATCAATTTTTAAATTAAAAGAGAAGATCACCAAATGGGTCCCATAAGTTGAGATGTATTGGTTTTTGTTTTAATATTTTAATTATTTTATTTGGAAGGTATTTTTTATGAACTGCTACAATATAACAATATTCTTCGAAATATTCATTAGTCATTACAATGTTTTCATCATTATCATTTTTACCCCAAGAATTTTCAACTAAATATTTAGTAATAGCATTATTTGATGTATATCGGGTTCGCGGACATACTTTCTTTTTTTGTGTTTTTTTACTACCACCAAACTGTTTCTTAGACTTAGATTTAGATTTATTAATCTTTTTTGTTTTCTTTTTAGATTTCGTTATTGATTTTTTTGATTTTATTGTTAATTTTTTATTTCTAATAGATTTTGATTTAGGAACTTTTTCAATTATTTCTTTACATATCTTTTTAGCTATAGTTTGATTATCATAACCACGTAATAACATAGCATGTGTAACATCACTAGTCATATATTCAAGACGAAATTTCTTATTTAGTGTTATATCAGTATTAAATACATTTCTATAATTTATCATATCTAAATCTAAAATACCGTTTGTTTTATCTAGGTATTTATCAACATCACAGCCGAACCATAATGGGTCATGACTATCAAGTGAAAGCTTAATAGCTTTTTTAATATCTTCTTTAGGAACATTTACATAGTTTATTATTTCACCATCTTTCATATTATTAAAATAGTCAATAGTAAAGTTTGTATATGGTTTTTGAAGAGGATTATCGGCTAAAAGTATATAATCATTTATTTTAAAAGGAACATGATTTTTATAAAATTCTTGTGGTGTAATATCTTGTATTAATTTATATTTATTATTACTCAAATATTCCCAAGATATTTTAGATGGAGGTTCTCCCATAAATATAACAAGTATTCTATAAACTTCTTTCATACATTTTTCAATAAATTTAGGTATTTCCTTATTTTCCATATTTCTAATAACAAACGCATAGTCGCGAAGTTTATTAGAAAGAAAATAATTTAAATAATATGTATTTTCTGTATTAAACGATTCATTAAAACTTGTTTTAGGAACAACCCCATATTTATTTATAAGATTAACTATCATATTCCAGTTTCCTCCATCACTAATAGGTAAACTTAATAAATAATAATTCATTCTTGAGGTAGTTTCTTCATCTTTAAATTTAGTTATTAAATGAAGAAAATGATTTGACTTTTCCAATATATTATAAAAAAAAAGATATGATTGACTTACTTCAAACTCGGCTGGTAATTTGTATTCTTCTATCATTTTTATCCTTATTAAATTACAGATAGCAAACAGCCAACATCTTCCTGATCTTTTTTGATTAGATGGAGATGTTTTTGTTTTTATTGTATTAGAAAATATACGATTATGCTTTTGTAATAGTTCTCTATTAATAATTATGTTATCTAATTTTGTAGCTGTAACCGCATCTCTTGCTAATTTGTTTTTTGTATCTTTATTAAATATTTTAGAAGCCTCATTTAAAAAATTGTTATCTATGTCCATTAATTATATATTATATTTTTTTGAAAATATAATTATTTATAAAATTATATATAGTTATATTATAAATGAATACTTGTAGCATAGATTTAAATTTTTTAGAATCAAATAGTGAATTAGTTATCAGAAATTTAGTATACATTAATCCTAAACAATTTGTTTCAACAGAGTATCAATGGTATAAAGGAAACCAAGGTAAATCATATGGTGGTTTTGTAAAAAAAATTATATCAGGTGAGCGTGTAGGATTAAAGGCATACATTCTTCCAAAGGCTACTAAACTTTACTTTGAAGAAAATAAAGATGTTGATGTAGAACCTAAATCATTAAACAAAAATAATCGCGAACGTATTCCTGGTAATTTAACACTTATAGGTGAAAATAAAAAATTATACTTTTTTGAAAAAAATAATGAAGGAGGAGACCGATTACTTACAAGTTTTAATCTTTGTGAGTCACAAATAGATGTTTCTCAGAGCACATTAGGTGATGTTCCTGAAGATGACACCGAAATAATTAATTTAGTAGCACCTATTGAATATCAAAACAATTCAGCAACGAATAATTCTATCATGAACAATTCTTTGATGTCTCAATCAGAAAGTGAACCACCAAATATGGCACCACAACCAGAACAGCTTCCTATGCTACCACAACCACCTGTTGAACAACCAGCCGCAGCATATAATATGGCACCACAAACACCTGTTGAACAAGCCGCAGCAAATATTATGATACCACAACCAGCCGGAGCAAATAATATGGCACCTGAACCAGAACAGCCTCCTATGCCACCACAACCACCTGTTGAACAACAAGCCGAAGCAAATAATATGCCACCACAACCACCTGTAGAACAGCCACAAGCTGGAGGCAATTTATTTTCAAAACTTAATTCAAAGGTAAACAATTTTATTAGTGCTATCGGATTAGGTGTTGGAACTACAAATAAAGGGGAACTTTTATTAAATGAACAAAAGGGTGGTTCAAAAAATAAATTAGCAGATGATGAATCAGATGAAGAAGTCGATAAAGAAGAAACAGAAGAAGATGAAGAAGATTCAGATAACGAAGAAGAAGATGAAGAAGATTCAGATAACGAAGAAGAAGATGAAGAAGATTCAGATAACGAAGAAGAAGATGAAGAAGATGAAGATTCTGATGAAGAAGAAGACACAGAGCAATCATTAAAGAAAAAACTTAATCAGTCATTCAAAAATCAAAATACCAAGCGATTAACACCTAATACTAAATCAAATGATGACCCTACAAATTATCCCCTAAAATCTATTACAAATTCTAATTTAGAATCAAGTTCAAATGAAGATCCTGAAGCATTACAAAATGAAATTAAAGAATTAAAGAGACGTTTATTAGAAACAACTCAAGAAATTAGCAAATTTTGTAGCGCAATGACAAAGGCTATGCCAAATACAAATGCTGTTAATCAACCTCAAATCAATGCTAACGC